CTTTCTCTCAATCGCTTCGTCAAAGCATGGAAAAGAACTATACTGATTCAATAAATATTCTACAGACTCAGTGGTATCAAGCAGATCTAGACGACCGTTTTACAATGTCTGATCAAGACCTCTGGGGCTTAATTTTTCCTGGCGTTGCAACTTATAGGCGTAAGCTTTTTAATTTCAATTTAATTAATCGTGTCGTACAAATGATTTCGGGTTATCAGCGTAGAAATAGAAAGTCTACTGTTTGTATTCCGACGCTTTCGCCCATGCAAAAAACTGCTGACCAGCTAACTAAATGTTTATATCACGTTCATAATCAAGCAGGAGCATACCAAGTCTACTCAGATGCATTTGAAAAAGGTGCATTAACACAAGGTATGGGTCTAATAAGTATTTATAAAGATACCACTAACGACCCTGTAAGCGGCGATATAAAACTTAAGTATGTAGATTTTAAATCAATTTTGATTGATCCATATTTTCGTTCACACACACTTGACGACTGTAGATTTATATGGACTAGACAATTCTTTGATAGGCAAGAAGCATCGCTATTGTACCCTCAGTTTGCTGACGAAATACTTAGTTTGCCAAAAGGTACTTATAGAGACGATAAATTCTATTATATGCCAGAAGTTTATCAAATACAATTTCCTAATCTAATAGCGTTTGATGAATATTGGTACTTATCGCAACGTGAAGCCACTTATTTAGTTGATAAAGAAACTGAAGAGTGTCAAGAGTGGGAAGGCACTGACGAGGATTTCAAAATAATTAAAATGCAGTTTAAAGATCGCATGAAAATTATAAAGAAAAACAGGCCCACAGTTAGGCGAGCAATTATTATTAATGATAGAGTTCTCGTAGATGAGCCAAACCCATACGGCCTTGATAGATACCCTTACGTACCGTTTCTTGGCTATTTTTCTCCAAATACCCCCTACTACGCATATAAGTTTAGAGGGGTTGTGAGAGACCTAAGGGACGCACAATACCTTTTTAACAGGCGCAAGGTAACCGATTTAGATATACTCGAGAGCCAACAAATGGGTCTTAAAATAAAGAAAGGGGCACTGGTAACACCTGATGATGCGTTAAACCAAGGTAACGGCCGTGTTTTAAGTATTGACCCTAAATTTCAAATGTCTGATGTTGAGCCGATGCCGATTATCCCGCCAGCTCCTACTATGATACAGATGGAAGAGCAACTTAAAACTCTTATCATGGAGATATCAGGTGTTAATGAAGAGCTTCTAGGTTCTGCTGTGGATGATAAAGCAGGCATTCTTTCTATGTTACGTCAAGGTGCAGGTCTAACAACACTTCAAAAGCTGTTTGATCAGTTTGATGAGTCACAAAGATTGTGTGGTGATATTATCGTTGAAATGATTCAAAAGAATTGGACGTACGGCAAAGTACGAAGAATTATAGGTGAAGACCCAACAGCAGAATTCGACAACAAAGCTTTCTTCAGATACGGTTGTAAAGTAGTTCCAGGCGTATTAACTGAATCACAAGCTCAGTTAGAAGTGCAGCAATTGCTTTATGCTAAAGAGATGGGCGCGCCAATTGATTGGTCTGACATATTGCCGAAGATGACAATTCAAGGTAAAGATGAACTTCTTGAAAAAGTTAAGGCTCGTGAAGAAGCTCAAGGTCAACAAGCGCAAATGATGGCTCAATTGCAAATGCAACAGCTTGCTGGTGATAACTCGATGAAGCAGGGCTACTCACAAGCTCAACAAAGCTTAGCAGCGGAAAGAATGGCTAAGATTCAACTTGATCAAGCTTTAAATGTAGAGCGATTAAACAGAGCAGAAGAAGACAAAACAAGCGCGACGCTTAATCTTGTTAAAGCAATTAAAGAAATACAGGGTATCGACTTAGATCAATTCCAAAAAGCATTATCTATTGTGCAATCTCTTGATCAAAAAACAGAGCAAAGAGCAAATGAAATGCAGCAGATGCAACAACTTTCTCAGCAAGCAACAACACCTATGGAACAACAAACACAACAACCCCAAGAGGCAACTTATGGACAAACTTTCTAAAGCTGGATACGTTAACGGCGATATGTCTCCACACGTTTCAGATTATCAAAAACCGATGAATGCATTCGCAGAAAGCCAATACGGCACAACAACTGATTACATTGCTAGACAAGATAGATGTCAAGAAGGCATGGCAAAAGATATCAGAAAGCAATCATATAAAGGTCGCTATTCATGATAAAGCAAAAGCCAAAAAAAATGGCTTGCAAAGTGCCAGTGCAGAAAGGACCGATTGAAGCAGATCCGATAACTATGGCTATGGAGACTTTTGACCAAAAAGTATACGGCGATAAAAAAGATCAACAATCAAGACGCAGCGCACAAAAGCCAAAATTAAAGATGCCAAAAAAATAGCTGTTATGTATAGTCAGAGACTTTGAATAATCCGAGGTATAATTTAAACGGTTATACCTCTTTTTTAACGTAAAGGACTCTGATGGCTAAGAAAAAAGAATGCAAAGCACAAATACAAATACAAGACCCTGAAAAGCTTTTAACAATTTCTAGAGAAATTTTAGAAACAATGAAAGCAATTGAAGGCGAACTTATTTGTAACATCAATAAAAAGTATAACTACGCAGGCGCGCAACGCGTTAGAGTAGCTTCAATACATCTCACACGCATTTTAAAAGATTATCGCAAAGAAAGTTTAGTTTACGCAAAGAAAAAGCCTAAAATTGAGCTTCCTCAAGTATGCAAAAAGGCGAAAGGTAAAAATGCAAAATCAAAATGTGCCTGAAAACGAGCCTAAACTTGAAAATCAAAGCATAATTGATCCCTCACGTAAAACCGTGGGGGCAATCTATCGTGATGCTCAGATTGAAAATAAAAAAGATTTAGAAGGAGCAACGATTGGGGATGTCGGTAAGGAGTTTTTAAAAAGCTTTGTAGATGATTTAAATGAAGCTTTGCAATCAGATCCGTTCAACGGCAAACCCTTTTATGTGCAAGTATATGAAAAGTGGGATTATCAAATGGAAAAATCTTTACGTCGTATGCTTAATAAGTTTGCGTTTAGGCCGTATCCAGAAGCTGGAACAACAGTATTTTGGACAGATCCCAATACACATGAAGTAAGGTTTTGCTGGGATCTTCCGCATCCTGCCGAAATGCATAATATTCTAGCAAATGAACTTTTATACCCTAATGAGCTTATAAAACAACTTAAGGCATGGAAACGTCTAGATTTATACCATTTTGGCTTTCACAAGAACCTTATGGGCGATTGGGAGGCTAATCCTAAATGGAAAGATCAAACATTAGCGCAAAGCTAAATCAAAGCTTTAATTTTCTCCAATCAACTTGAGGCGCATTAATTTTGTGCCTCCAATTACCTTGAATATTTAATCTATTTCCCTCTTCTGCACACTCTTCCGTGCAAAATTTCCATCTTCTGCCCTTGACAACAGTCCCACAAATAATGCACTTCTTTTTAACTTCTTGTGGAATAGTTTTTTTCATTTTATTTTCGTAGGTACACTTTGTACAAATCGTTTCATCTCGATTGCTAAGATGTAAAAAACTCGACGGTTCCTTGTCGACGTTACATTGTGAACAGATCACATACACCCCCAAATAAAATTTATCTAGAAAATAAAATTTTCTGGTGTTACATAGCAATTAAAAAAGGAATAATCGTTCTTTTTTTATGGTTGTAACGTGTCTCACCAACACAAAACACGGCTGTTAATGGCTCGCCACCAAAAGGAAAATCATGGAAGAAGCTACAAACGTATACGAGGAAGTCGTTGAACCTCAAGCAAACAACCATGAGGAAGCGATTGAGGCTCCTCAAGCTAGCTCTAAAGCTCAAGAAGATTGGCAAGAGAAAAACTGGCGAGAGATGCGCAGATCGCACGATGAACTCAAACAGCTCGCTAGATCGCAAGCAGAGGTTATCGAGCAGCTAAAGCAACAACTAACACCTAAAGAAGTAGATGAATTTGAGGATATAGCCGACGATGACTATCTACCTGTAGGCAAAGTTAAGCAGTTAGTTGAAAAGAAAGCTCGTGCAATTGTTCAAGCAGAAACACAAAAGATTTTGCAACAACGAGAGCAAGCAAACTTTCTCGATAAGCTTAAGAAGCAATATAGCGATTTTGACGACATCGTAAACCAAGAAACATTAGCAATTTTAGAGAAACAAGACCCTGATTTAGCAGAAACGATTGCAGGACTACAAGACCCTTATAAAATAGGTCTACAATCCTACAAGTACATCAAGGCACTTGGTATTGCTGATAAAGTGCCACAAGCACGCCGTGTTGCAGAAGTAGAAAAGAAGATTGAGAAGAACTCTAAAACGGTTCAAACGCCTCAAGCGTACGATAAAAGGCCGATGGCTCAAGCATTCAAAACTACTGACTCAGAAAGGGCAGCAATTTACAAAGAAATGATGGAATACGCTTCAGGTTCAGGTTACTCTTACTAACTAAGAGAGAACTATGACAGTTTCAATCGCAACAATGCCGCCGCAAATACAGCAGCGCTATAATGCAAAATTGTTGTCTACACCAGAAAGAAATCTTGTTCACATGTTATTTGCAACTCCTGTAGAGCTTCCAGATAACCAAGGTTTTATCGATAGACAATCTAGATATGATCGCTTAGATCTATTCCCAGTGCCTCTTGATGATGCACAAATTAATCCTCCACCACAACAACTTAACCGTGTTGATGTGGATTGTAGAGTACGTGTTTATGCAACTTATATTGTGCTTACACGCCAAGTAACAATCACGAACGAGGACCCAGTTCTCAATAGTGCTGCAGCTCGTTTAGGCCAAGCTTTAAGAGAAACTCAAGATGTACTCGTACGAGATGCTCTCGAGGCTACTGCATCGGTCATAAACTGTGTGGGGGGTACAAACGGCGATTTACCTACTGAGATGACAGTGAGCGACATTGATGACGTTGTAACAGTATTGCAAAACAACTCTGCAGAGTACATTACAAACATCGTAGAAGCTGACCTGAAATTCGGTACATCGCCTGTGGGTGATAGCTATGGATGTATGTTATCAACAAGAATGATTCCTGTTTTAAACAATATGACAGGCTTTATTCGTAAGTTTCAATATCCAAGAATTGACCAGACCCTTTCGACAGAATGGGGCGGTGTTAACAACGTGCGTTTCTTCGTTTCGGAACAAGGTAGCGTAACCCCAGCGGCTTCTTTGCTTGGTAACGATGTAGCTAACTGCTTCGTTGCTGCTAAAGAATCGTATAAAGTTGTATGGCAAGCGGGTGGTAAGGCTAGATTTATTTACCTACCTCCTGGTTATAATAATGACCCATGTATGCT